ACGTTTTCGTAACGAACAAGATATGATCCGCGAAATAGACGGAGAAGTATGGATGGTGAAGCGAGGAGACAAGCCTAATTGGTGGTCGAAAGCAACATTAGATAATGCTACTGGTAGCAACTTTATGGCTGACGAAGACGTTCATACCAGTGAATGGAAGTGGATTGATACGGATGATCAGTTCCATGAGATTATACAAAATAATGCATCAATCAGCGAACTTAAACATCAGGTGTTAGGTCACCTCGGCGCCATCCCGTACTAACAAGTTCAGCGTTACAGTTTAAGCAGACTGTTTTAAGATTACGATTGCTTACGTTTTTAAGATTTCCATCTATATAAAATACAACAACTTGCGCTCTTAGCACAGGCTTAAATCCACAAGCCTCGCAGTTTCGTTTGACTTTGTATCCACTATCAACCCATAGAGGCTTTACAGGCTTGTGCAGTTTCAAGCATTGTTCACACTTACGCCTAAAATATGGCTGTTTATCCTTATAGTAGTTTATTGCTTTGGGACGTTGTCCGCATGTCTCACAAGTAGGTCTCATAGTGTATTTAACACGGACCTTTAAAGGTATTTGTCAAATAAGGGTATTTTTAGGGTGTTCTTATAAATAGTTATAACGAATTACAACACCTTGATTGAGGAAGAAAAACATGGCACTAATATCACCAGGCGTAGAAGTTACAGTTATTGACGAAAGTAACTATGCACCATCAGCAGCAGGCACAGTAGCAGCGATTGTTATTGCAACTGCACAAGATAAGACAAGTGGTACTGGCACAGGCACAGCGGCAGGAACAACCGCAGCCAACGCTGGTAAGACATACTTGATCGGAAGCCAGAGAGAACTAACAAGTACTTTCGGTAATCCAACATTTTATAACACTGCATCAGGCACACCTATTAACGGTTACGAGCTTAACGAATATGGCTTGATGGCAGCATACAGTTTACTTGGTGTAAGCAACAGAGCATATGTTATTCGTGCAGATGTTGACCTTGCAGAACTAGCAAGTAGCACAAGTCGTCCACTAGGCAACCCAACAGGCGGCACAGTTTGGTGGGATATGAGCACAGATACACGCTGGGGTATTTTTGAATGGAACCAGAGCACAGGTGCATTTACTAACAAAGTTCCAACAGTAATTACAAGCACAACAGATTTAACAGGTGGTGTTCCGAAAACATCAATTGGCGCAATTGGCGATTATGCACTAGTTGCTACAAACACTAGTAATCCTGTGTACTACAAAAACCGTAGTAATGCTTGGGTACTAGTAGGAAGCAGTACATGGATGATTGCACATCCAACAATTGCTGGTACAGTAGCAAACGGCACTCTTGTAAATGGTAACACAATTACTATTAATACAGCCACAGTTACACTAAGTGGAACAACTGTAGCATCTCTTGCAACTAGTATTAACAACGCAAGTATTGATGGTGTTACTGCAGCCGCAGTTGACGGAAAGATTGAAATTTATGCAACAAACCTTGCAGAATCAAACGGAAGTGTTGCAGATGGAAAAATTATTCTTGCAAATGCAAGTGGAACAATCCTATCTGTAACTGGACTAACAGCAGGCACATATGCAAGACCACTTATTGCACAGGATCCACATTACACAGTTCCAGCATGGAAGTCAACAGATACAACACCTCGTCCAGCAGGAAGTGTATGGGTTAAGACAACAAGCAGTAATCTAGGATTTTTAGCAGACGTTAGTACATACAGTAGTAGCACTGCATCGTTTACGTCGAGTAGTGCTCCGTCATATACAAATGACCAAACTGCACTAAAGAATCTTGATACAACAGGCGGCAAAGAAATTACAGCAGGTAGTTTTTATATACAGTATGATGTAACTGAAAATGATACAGTAACTTATAAGTTGTTCAAGCGTTACAGCGCAGGTGCATTAAGTGTAACTGGATTGATTAATACAGCAACACCTATGACATCGTCAGAGACTTTCACTATTAGTGCAAGTGTAGCAAACAGCACAGCATTAAGCAGTCCAGTAACAGTTGTACTAGGCGGCACAGGCATTGCAGATATGGCAAGTGGCATCAACGGCGCAGGCGTTGCAAACGTAAGTGCAAGTGTTAACTCAGGCGGTTACTTGGTAGTTACACATGCACTAGGTGGTGTAATTGTAATGAAAGACACAAGCGGTACTCCACTAGTGGACGCAGGTCTTACAACATCGGTTACTACTAAGCAGATTCGTGCAGGTAACAGTAGTGACATTATCCTAAGTAACTGGATTGCAGACACATACACTGCATCAACAAGCGCACCAAGTGCAAATCCAACAGACAACACATACTGGTATGCAGGCGGCTTTGAAGCAGACATTATGGTCCACAATGGTACAACATGGCAGGGTTATCAGAACATAACTGATACTCGTGGCTTTGCACTGGCAGATACAGATCCAGCTGGTGTTATCTTTAGTACTACAGCACCAACTGTACAAAGTGACGACACTGCACTAGTTAACGGTGATTTATGGATTGATACAAGTGATCTTGAGAACTATCCTGCACTTTACAGACGCCAAACTGTAAGTGGTGAAGCACAGTGGGTTGCAATTGATAAAACAGACAACACAACTGAAAATGGTATTATTTTCGGTGATGCACGTTTTATGGGCGATACAACAACAGACGTTGTAACTGGCACAATTCCCACAATTGCAAGTCTACTAACAAGTGATGTATTAGATATTGACAGACCTGATCCATTAATTTATCCACGTGGTATGTTATTGTTTAACACAAGACGTAGTACATATGGTGTAAAACAGTTTAAGAGTGATTACTTTTCACGCACTAACTTTAGTGACACAAGTACATATCCAACGCTTCCTACAGAGAAGGATGCATGGGTAACACAGAGTGGTAAAACATTTGGACGTAAAGCAGTTCGTGATATTGTCAAAGGTGCAATGAAATCTGCACTTGATGCAAGCACAGAGCTTCGTGAAGATGCAAGAATCTTTAACACTATTGCAGCACCGGGTTATCCAGAGCTAATCAGCAACATGGTAAGCCTTAATAATGACAGACGCCAAACAGCGTTTGTAGTAGGTGACAGTCCAATGAGACTAGCAGCAACAAGTACTGCTATTGAGAATTGGGCAACAAACACAGCGAATGTATCAGACAATGGCGAAGATGGACTAGTGACTAGCGATGCTTACTTGAGTGTGTTCTATCCAAGTGCAACAACAAATGACCTAAGTGGCAACACAATCGTTGTCCCAGCAAGTCACATGATGCTACGCACAATTGCAAGAAGTGACGATATAAGTTTCCCTTGGTTTGCACCAGCAGGTACAAGACGTGGACTAGTAGACAACGTTGCAAGTATTGGTTTTATTAATAGTGCAACAGGTGCATTTGTTAACGATAACGTTCGTGAGAGTGTTAGAGATACACTGTACACAAACAGAGTAAATCCAATTGCATTCTTTAACGCTAGTGGCATTCTAAACTATGGTAACAAGACTCGTGCAGGAAGCACTAGTGCGCTAGATCGCATTAATGTTGCAAGACTTGTTGGTTATCTAAGACGTCAACTACAAACAATTGCAACAGGGTTTGTATTTGAACCAAACGATAAGATTACTAGAGACGAGCTAAAGCAGCAAGTTGAACAGACACTTAACGATTTGGTTGCAAAGCGCGGTGTATACGATTACTTGGTAGTTTGTGATGAAACAAACAACACAGCAGGTAGAATTGATCGCAACGAACTATATGTTGATGTTGCTATTGAACCTGTAAAGTCAGCGGAATTCATCTTTATTCCAATTAGACTTAAGAACACAGGTGAGATTGCAAGCGGAAACGTAGCGGCAGCAAGCACTGTTTAATAAAAACTAACAAATATGAGGGGTAAAAATACCCCTCATTTTTTATGACTGGAATTAGATAAATACTTTTATAATTAATTAGGAGCGAAACAAAATGTCAGTTTCATCATTAACAAAGTTTACAGTACCTATTGACGGTGATCAGAGTGCAGCAAGCCAAGGCTTGCTTATGCCAAAACTTAAATACCGCTTCCGTGCGTCATTTGAGAACTTTGGTGTTAGCAGTCCTCGTACAGAAATGACTAAACAGGTCATCGACCTTACACGACCAGCAG